TTGGCTGGGTCTGTGGTGACTTCATGCCCCAGCCCGCCGTCAGCGGTGCCGTCAAGCGACACGGCAAACGGCAACGTGTCGTGAAAGACGGCGTCGTGTTCCAGTTTGAGGTCAGTCAGGTTGAGCCGTTCAGCGGTCTCAGTCAGGATCATGCCTTCGGAACGGTCGCCCCAGTCACAGGCTTCGTTGCCGGTGAATGGGTCAGGATCAGGCTTGCCCTCAATTGCGGCTAATGCCTTGGCAAGCTGATCGTTGGGTGTCTTCCACGGCGACATGTTCATTATCACCGGCAATACCGATGCGGTAATAATGTCGTCGGGTGTTTTCTTTCCTACCATTAGTTAGTCTCCCATTTATTAGATTTACGCAGGTTTTCTTCAGCCGTGATTACCTGCAAATTCCACGGCACATGAAGACCAGAAAAGTCGTCGTGCGTAATAGGCACGATATGGTCAACGTGATAAGCGCATTGACCCGGTTTGTTTTTCCCAGCCCTTTTATTTAAACGATACACTTTCGCGTAAAGCTTTTGGATTTGTTTTTTCTGGTCTTCAGTTATGCAATCAGGCATTGCTTGCCGACGCCTGCGCCTTCCTATATAGCCAAGATACGCAGCGGTGCCGGGGTTATTTTTACGCCAATTAGCCCCATATTTTTTAAGCTTCTCTGGGTTTTCCTCCAACCATTTCCTGCGCGTCTCTGAATTGTAATATTCTGTGCGCTTAATAAACTCTGCGTTATGCCTCAATACCTTTTCACGGTATTCAGCATCTTCAGCATATCTTTGCCGTGCGCGGGCATTTATCTTGTTGCCGTTTATGGCGTGTAGGCGCTTGGCCTTTTTCCTGCAACGCTCTTTTTCTCTTTTGTGCCAGTCAGGGTCGGCGTAGATGCGTTGCTGGCGGTCTTTAGCGTTCTGGCGGGTACACTCATAGCAGGCACCGCGTTTGTTGCCGTTAAAATAACGCTTTGACACATGACCATTTTTGCAGGGTGTCCCCTCAAAGTAGTAATTCAAACCCCGCGCCTTAGCGTCTTGAAATGTGATAATCTCCATCATCCCGCACCCCCAAAGCGAGCCATCAGCGCCCACATGTTATATTCAGTGGTCACCGCGTTTGTGCAAAACGCCAAGCCAAATGCCATTAGCAACAGCATCCCGATAGTGTCTTTAATCATGTCACTCTCCCATATTTTGATGGTTTCTTTAAACGCGCGTCAGGCTTCTTGGGTGCCAACGCCGTCCACCCATTGACGTGTAGCCGGTACGCGCTACACACGATCTCACCGCCGACCCAAGATTCACCACGCGATATGTGCGTGATGAGGCTCTTGTGGTCGGTGCGCTTGCAAGCCAACGCGATTGCGTCGTACCTGTCGAAAATTGGACCAGTTACAACTGGACGCGTGAACGGATTGCTCACGACATACCAGAGTTTGACGCGGTCTGATCTGATCTGTTTCATGCTAATCTCCCATTTTATAATTGAGCAAATAAAATTTCGCTTTGCACATACTCCAGCAAAATGCCTTCTGGAATAGCATCCAAAACATTCTTGGATTTGGTTTCGCTTAACAACTCTTGGACGCCATCTTCAAGACCACTCCAAAACATTGCTGCGTTGCCACCATCAGTAAGCCCAATTGAGTTTTGCACAAACAGACACAGAGCATCCAAGTCATCAAAGGATTTGCTCATAACAAGTTTACTGATACTGATTTCAAGAGCCTTACTTGAAGCCTTAGCGACAGCCTCATCACGGTCATTGCCTGACCATTCGTCATAAGAAGTGTCACCATTAACGCAAACGGTAATGCCATACACATCAAGACCCTCAATGTCGGCATCTTCTTGAGACGCAAAGGCAAACAACTGAACATAGTTTTCGCCTGACCCATCCAAGTCAAAGCCAATGCTGTTGCAAGCGTCATTGCCATAGGAAAAATCAGTCCACTTGATTTTAGACATAGCGATTAAGGCGTCATACCTTTCGCTAGAAATCTCATAAGCATTGAGGCTTTCCTCTTTTGTATAATCAAAACGCCCACACTCGCTGACAGTAGGGTCAGTGACCCAAACGCCATCAAACTCAAAGCCAGCATCTTGGGTTGCGGAATTAACGTCATTCAAAAGTTCAGTAATATAGTGCATTGGTAATCTCCCTTAGTTGGGGCGGGGCTGTTAAGCCACCGCCAATCTTTTAAGTAAAAAGGCACGGCTCGCGCCGCCTTTAGCAATATTGGAAACATACTTGCCATCACGATACTCATCAGCCAGCCAATGATTGCCAATCTGATGAACGCGGATATGTTCCGCACCAACAACAACCCAGACTGCGCCCTTAAACCGTGTGCGTTCTGCAATTTTTTTCAACTTGACCATTTGGTAATCTCCCTGATTTCCCGTGTTTGTCCCTCTTACCTATTATATATAGGGATGCTATTTACATATGACAATACCGATATTGCATTATTATTAGATTAATTGCAGAAAAATATCACTATGCCTTTAATCGCCCAAATTTGCCCGCTGACGGCATGTAGGTGTTTTGGGGCATAAGCGTACCAAAAAGAAGCCAGAAGCGTTTTTTGCTTCCAGCAACGATCACAGAAGGGTCATAAAATGAGTGAAGTCAAACCAGTTTTGTTGAGGCTCAGAGCCTCGACCATCGAAATGCTGAAGGCCGAGCTGGATGTGTCGGCTCATAGGTCACAGTCGTCGCTTGCCGATGAGCTGCTGGTCAGACAGCTTGAGGCAAATGCACGCCAGCGTAATATGCAGTTTGAGATGGATCGTCAGGCGGGGCGGGGTTGATGCGTGCCGGGGGTGGACGTGCGAAAGGGGCAGCGTTTGAAAGATTTTTGGCAAAAGAGTTTGAGCTTGAGCTTGGCTCGGCTGGAAAGTGCCAGAGAAACCTTGAGCAATATCAAAAGAAAAACCTATCAGACCTCACATTTACTGACCCAAGGTTTCCCTTTTTGGTTGAGGCTAAACGCTATAAAAATGCCGTGTCATCGTCGTGGTGGGATCAAATAGTGACCGCCGCCCGCACGTCAGACGGCAATCCTAACGACTGCCTGCCGTGCCTGATCTGGAAGCTAGACCGGCAGGACATTAATGTGCGGATACCCATTGAGGCACTGGCGCGTCTGGGGCGGCCACTGGCTCAGGATGTGGCTGAGGCATACGACTGGCGCTACACGGCGACGCTGTCTTGGCCTGACTTTATTATGGTGTGCCGCGACTTGATGGCGAGGGAATGAAATATGCTCAGGATGCTTGACCTATTTAGTGGCATTGGTGGCTTTAGCTACGCTGGCGAAAAGTTGGTGGGTGGCTACGAGACAGTCGCGTTTTGCGAATATGATAAACACGCGCAAAAGGTATTGCGAAAGCATTGGCCTGACACAGAGATAATTGATGATGTGAGGGATTTAGCAAATGACGCAGAAAGATTCAGAGGATCAGTTGACATTATTTGCGGCGGATATCCTTGCCAGCCCTTTAGCCTTGCCGGGGTCAGACGAGGCGATAAAGATGACAGACACCTCTGGCCGGAAATGCTTAGAATTATCCAAGCTGTCAGGCCCACTTGGGTTATTGGAGAAAACGTTGCTGGCCACATCTCTATGGGCCTCGACACGGTCTTATCTGACTTGGAAAATCAAGGTTACCAAGCAAGATGCTTTGTTATACCGGCTGTCGCCGCAGACGCCCGCCACCGCAGAGACAGATGCTGGGTTATTGCATACGCCGACCGCGAAGGCGAACCAGTTAGCGCCGTCAATGAACAGCGGCTGGAACGAGCCGTTATGGGCTACGCCAAACGCGATGGATCATTTGCCGCAGAGGTCAGAGGAGAGCCTCAAGAAGATGGCGGAAGGTCATCGAAAGGGCAGGTCGCTGCCGAGCAACCTCAGGGAACAGGTAGACCCAGAGACGGTCAGGAAGTGGCAGGAGGCGCAGGAGCCGAAGATGTGGGCGACGCCGACAGCGGTACAAAGGCGAAACAGGGCGTTGGACTTAGTCGAGAACAGCTCGACAGTGCGCCGCCGAGGGAGTGGGCAAAAGAGGGGCATAGAGCTACCGACGCAAGTGAAGATGTATCCAACGCCAGCGGCGAGGGATTACAAGGGGATGTCGGGCAAAGGCAGGCAGGAGCGCAAGGGCAATCCGAAGGATACCCTGCCCAATGCCGTTGGTGGGAGCCTGAACCCAGCGTGGGTCGAGTGGCTAATGGGATACCCGGTCGGGTACACAGACTTAGACAGCTAGGTAATAGCATCGTGCCGCAAGTGGCGGCGCGGATATTGTGGGCTATCAAAGAGGCGCACAATGGCTAGGCCAATCTATGAAACCCAGGCCGACCGAAACAACGAGCAGCGTGTGGCCGAGTTGCTGGCGGAGAAGGGCTACAGCCTCGACAAGCTGCCAATGAGCTTTGGCTTGGACGTGGCCATCACCGACGATTTTGAAGAAAAGATTGTGGCGTTTGCCGAGATAAAGGCACGCACATTTGAGATGAATAAGTACCCCACGGCAATGATTAACCTGCACAAGGTTATCAGGGCGCATGACATTTCCGCTTGCACCGGATTGCCGTCGTACTTCATAGTTCTCTACCGCGACGCACTGGTGCGAATAAATTTCGCCAGTGAGTTTGCGGTGAGAATGGGTGGCAGGTCAGACCGAGGCGATCCTGCGGATCGTGACGTTTGTGCTTACTACCCGATTAGTGGGTTCACGGTTGTGAACCAATTTTAAAAGCTGAAAACGAAAAAGGAAAAGTTAAATGGCTTTAGGTTTTGTAAATGAAAACACCGGTGACGGTTCAACAATCGTGCCGATTTTAAAATACGATACGCGTGGTGGTTACATCATTAAGGTGGATCGTCACCAAGATGAGGGCGGCACTTGGGTAAAGGATGAATCTGAGCTGGAGTATCCGGTCAAGGTTGCGATGGACTTGGAAAACATCAAAGTCGGCTGGCTCGGCTTTGTTGGTGGCGCGCCAGACTTTCACTTGGTCAATATTGGTGAGCCGATGCCAGCACGTCCAAGCCCTGACCATAACCAAGGGTTTCAGGTCAAGCTCTGCAACAAGGAGCTGGGGCTGCGTGAGCTGTCTAGCGGCGCAAAGACTATGACCGTGCCGTTCAATGACTTGCACAACGCATATGAGGCTCAGAAGGCCGACAATGCGGGTAAGGTGCCGGTGATAGAGTTTACCGGCAGTGAGCGTTACAAGGTGAACACACCCAACGGTGAGCTGACTTTTAAGAAGCCGGTGATGGTCATCAGCGGTTGGGTTGACCGGCCGGCAACCTTAGACGGTGCAGCAGCACCGCAAGAACCTGCGCCGACAGTGTCAGCGCCTGTGACGGAAGCCGTTGCCACCTCGGCGGCTCCTGAAGGCAGCGACCTGTTCTAGCGCAGTAGGTCACGGCGGTTAGGGTTTCCTCCCTTTCCCTCGCCGCCGTGGCCGGTTTTCTAAAGGGACAAAGGGTAATGAAAGGATTGAGTTATGACAAATATATCGGCTCACATTGAGCAAATTGCGAGGCACTATTGGGGTGAACCCAATATGAAGCTGTCGCAGAAAGGCCGGACGC